ACTGAAAAGACCCATAATCATAAATATTTTTAGATAAACTGAGATCACGGAGAAAAATTCATGGCGACTCCTCAATTATCTCCAGGCTTAATTGTCAGAGAAGTTGACTTAACAGTAGGAAGAGCAGATAACGTTCTTGATAACATCGGTGCAATTGCCGGTCCATTTGAACTTGGGCCAGTAAATGAGGCGATTGACATCACGACAGAACAAGAACTCATCAATTCCTTTGGTAAGCCACTTTCTACTGACAGACAGTATGAGTACTGGATGACTGCTTCATCCTACCTGTCATATGGTGGTGTACTGAAAGTTGCAAGAGTCGCAGGTTCTACATTGGGTAACTCCAATGCTGGTGCTGGATTGGCTTCTACATCGATGACTGGTGACGGTAGAATTGATAACTATGATGATTATCAAGCAAACCATATTACCGACACATCATTCAACTATGCAGCAAAGAACCCTGGTAAGTGGGCAAACAATCTGAAAGTATGTGTTATTGATAACGCTGCTGACCAAACAATCGGAATCAATACTACTGACCCTGGTTCCAGTGGAGCACTGGTTGGTAACGGTGTTACTGTAAGTCTCAGTAGTGTTGTTATTCCTGGTGCAGGTACTACTTCAGTATTCAACGGTTACCTCAAAGGTATTATTACTGGTGTTACTACTGATTCTGGTGGTTCTAGTTCAATTGACGTTAAAATTGTCTCCAGAGTTTCTTCTGGAAACACCGAAACTAAAATCAGTTATCAACAGAGTAATATTACTGCTTCAATCGCTGTTTCTGACACTGTAAACTTTGTCAATAACTCTGGTATAAACACTGGTACTTCACAAGTAGTAACAACTTCTGTTGACTGGTATGATCAACAAAGTCTTGGATTGACCAACTCAACAGTATTTTGGAAGTCGATTGCACCAAGACCAGTAACGTCAAACTATGTTACTCAGAGAAACGGTGGAAATGATGGTATTCATGTTGTAGTTGTTGACGATACTGGTTCAATAACAGGTATTCAAGGAAACATCCTTGAGAAGTTTACGAATCTTTCTAAGGCAGTAGATGCTACCTCTGATGGTGACGCACCAACGAAGACTTACTATAAGAACTTTGTTGCTGACAATTCGGCATACATTTATGCAGGTAAGAATCCTTCTTCTGAATCGGATTCTTATTGGGCAACTACTCCATTGGCTTCAGGTTTCTCTACAGCATTCACTCCAATCGTAACTGGAGCCAGTCTTTGGGGATTAGAAGCACAAGGTGTTACCTTCTCGTCTATCGGTTCAGTAAGTTACACCTTTACTGGTGGTGTTGATTATTCCGCAAACGGTGGAATGGAGGCTCAACTGGGAGACTTGAATACTGCTTACGATTTGTTCTCCAATAAAGATGAGATCGAAGTTGATTACGTGATCATGGGTCCTGGTTTGAGTGATGAATCACAATCACAAGCCAAGGCAAATAAAGTCATCTCTATTGCTGAGTCGAGAAAAGATTGTGTTGCAACAATCTCACCACACAGAGCAAATGTTGTTAATGTTACTAACACAACAACTGCTACAAGTAATCTGTTGAGATACTACTCACCACTTACTTCTTCTTCGTATGCAGTCTTTGATAGTGGTTATAAGTATACTTTTGATAGATTCAATAACGAGTTCAGATACATTCCATGTAACGGTGATGTTGCTGGACTGATGACTAGAACTAACCTAGTTGCCTTCCCATGGTTCTCACCTGCAGGTACTCAAAGAGGAACTCTGAATAATGCCATCAAGTTGGCATATAATCCCACTAAGGCCCAAAGAGATCAACTCTATCCTGCAAGAATTAACTCCATCATCAATCAAAAAGGTAGTGGAATCATTCTCTTCGGTGATAAGACTGGTCTTGGTTACGCTTCTGCATTCGACAGAATCAACGTAAGAAGACTGTTCCTCACAGTTGAACAGGCGCTTGAAGGAGCTGCAAATTCTCAACTCTTTGAACTAAATGATAGTAACACAAGGTCGAATTTCGTTAATATTGTTGAACCATATTTGAGAGATGTTCAGGCTAAGAGGGGTGTTTACGACTTCCTCATTGTTTGTGATGATACTAACAATACTCCTGAAGCGATTGACAACAATGAGTTTAGGGCAGACATCTACCTGAAACCAACCAAGTCGATTAACTTTGTCACTCTCACCTTCATTGCTACAAGAACTGGTGTTCAGTTCTCTGAAGTTGCAGGTCGTGGTTAATAACTATTACAAATATCTAAAACAGGAGTACTAAACCAATGGCAGAAGCAAAAACCATTTCTCAATTCAAATCAAAATTGGCGGGTGGTGCAGCCCGTAATAATTTATTTGAAGTTTCAATCCCTTCGTTTCCTTCAGCAATAAGTGATGCTTGGAACTCTGGTGACAATGGTGAGAACGGAGTTTTCAAATTTCTCTGTAAGGCAGCCAACCTTCCAGCATCAACCGTTGCCGCCATCGATATTCCTTTCAGAGGTAGAAATCTGAAAGTTGCTGGTGACAGAACGTTTGCTGATTGGACTGTCACCGTCATGAATGACGAAGACTTCAAACTCAGAACCGCTTTTGAAAAGTGGTCCAATGTTCTTAGTAAATTGGAAGACAACACAGGTGTAACGAATCCAGGTTCTTACATGACTGATGCATATGTCCAACAACTTGGTAGAGGACGTGAGAAGTTCTCCACTTCAAACGGTGGTGGTGAACATTCTGTTCTTAGAACTTATAAGTTCTATGACATTTGGCCAAATGACATCAGTGCAATTGATTTGAACTATGATTCAGCCAATTCAATCGAAACATTCACTGTAAACTTCAGTGTTCAATACTTCACCATCGGTGAATCACCTGAATCCAACACTGGTTCTGTGACAGAAGAATTGATTCGTTGATAAATACTAGAACAGAAGTTTCTAGTCAATAATAATAATGGCGAGATTATTTGGATTCTCAATTGAAGATAACGAAAAACCCTCACCTGGTATAGTATCTCCGGTTCCACCATCTAAGGATGATGGTTCCGAACACTATGTTAGTTCGGGGTTTTTTGGTTCATATGTAGATATTGAAGGAACATATAAAACAGAAAACGATCTAATTAGACGTTACCGTAGTATGGCTCTCTATCCAGAGTGTGACAGTGCAATCGAAGATATTGTAAACGAAGCAATTGTCTCAGATACCAATGACAGTCCTGTTCAGATTGAACTATCTAATCTGAATGCTAGTGATGGTATTAAAAAGAAGATCAGAGAAGAATTTAAGTATATTCTTGAGTTACTTGATTTTGATAAGAAGGCACATGAAATCTTTCGTAACTGGTATATTGATGGAAGACTATATTATAATAAAGTAATTGATATAAAAAAACCTGAAGAAGGTATTCAAGAACTGAGATATATTGACGCTTCTAAGATGAAGTATGTCAGACAGTTGAAGAAGAAAGGTAAGGATAGTGTTCAGACAGCACAAAATCAGTTCACAAGTAGTGAAGGGACTGGGTATGACTTTCCAGAAATTGAAGAATATTTTATCTATACACCAGGTGGTCAAGGTGGAAACAGTTCTGCTTCTGGATATGGTGGTGCTGTAAAAGGTATTAAGATGACCAAGGATTCGGTCACTTATTGTACTTCTGGATTAGTAGATAGAAATAAAGGTAATACTCTTTCCTGGTTGCATAAGTCAATCAAACCTCTTAATCAATTGATGATGATTGAGGATTCTCTTGTTATCTACAGACTTTCAAGAGCTCCTGAAAGAAGAATCTTCTATATTGATGTTGGTAACCTTCCTAAGATGAAGGCAGAACAGTATCTTCGTGATGTTATGATGAGGTATCGTAACAAACTGGTATATAACGCAGACACAGGTGAAATCAAGGATGACAAAAAGTTCATGTCTATGATGGAAGACTTCTGGCTTCCTAGACGTGAAGGTGGTCGTGGTACTGAGATTACTACACTTCCTGGTGGTCAGAACCTTGGTGAGATTACCGATATCAACTACTTCCAGAGGAAACTTTATAGAGCATTGAATGTTCCTGAGACTAGAATTGAAGGAGAAGGTGGTGGTATGTCACTGGGTCGTTCTTCTGAAATTCTAAGAGATGAAGTCAAGTTCTCCAAGTTTGTCGGAAGAATGAGAAAGAGATTCTCTGCAATGTTCAGTGACATGTTGAAGACTCAACTTATCCTGAAGAATGTCATTACTCCTGAAGATTGGGAGTACATGAATGATCACATCCAGTATGATTTCCTATATGACAATCACTTTGCAGAACTTAAAGAAGCAGAACTTCTGACAGAGAGACTTAATCTTCTTCAGACTGTTGAACCTTATATTGGTAGATTCTATTCACAAGATTATGTAAGGAGACATGTTCTTCACCAAACTGATAGTGACATTATTGAACAAGACACTCTCATTGAAAAAGAAATTGAGAACGGTGTCATTCTTGACCCCAATGCAATGGTAGATCCTATGGCAATGGAAGGTGGTGAGGTATTACCACCAGATCAAGAATCATCTGGTGACCCAATTCAGGCACCTCCAATTCCTAAAGATCCAGATATGGGTGGTCAGGGAGTTATCTAAATAACAACGTAATGAAATTATTAAACTATGGATGAACTTATGGATCTTTTGGTGACGGACGGAAGTTCTTCTCAAATCAGTGATCGAATTAAAGATGTTCTTTTTGCAAAGAGTGCAGAAAATATTGAAACAATCAGACCCAATGTAGCAGCATCTATCTTCGATGATGATGTAAATCTTGATTCTCAAGAAGTTTCTACAGAATTTGAGTCTTATGTTGATTCTGAACCAGAAACAGAAGAATAATAAATAACTATTATACAACAATTGTAATTAAAGATAATGGCGACCAAACCAGTAGGTGTAAATACAACTTTTGCAACAAGTTCTTCTTCAACACAATCTGTAGTTTTTGCACATCAGAGTGATTCTTTAAGAGTTGTGGCAGAAGGTGTTGGTGTTCATGTTGCATTCGGTACTAATCCAACCGCAACAGTCGATGATTTCTACGTTTCCTCTGTTGATACAACTGAAATTTCATTAGGACCTGTTGCAACAAATAGAATTGTTGGTATCACTACTGGTACTAAAACAACACTTGATTTTCCAGAGGGACAGGCTTCACCATTTGTTGTTGGTGATGCAGTTTCACTTACTGTATACGGTGTTTCTGCCTTTGACTTTGAACATAAGATTGTAGATGAGGTTAAGACATCATCGAGAGTTGATGGATATTACAGTACAAGAATTGTCATCAATCATGATTCTAGTTCTGTTACTGAAGTTTATGACCAAAACAACTGGGCACAATTGAGAGGTTCTTTCAAAGTTGCCGTCAAGACTAATGCCGGAACTGGTACCGTCTTTTTACAACAAGTACAAGTATCCTGAGAAAACAAATGAAACTCATCAGAGAAGAAATCGAATCAGTTGAATTTATCGTTGAAGAACGCAACGGTAAAAAGAATATGTACATTGAAGGTATTTTCCTTCAAGGTGATATATGCAATCGTAATGGAAGAATGTATCAGATGGAGGGCCTGAGAAAGGAAGTCCAAAGATACACAGAAAACCATATTGCTGCTGGAAGAGCTCTTGGAGAACTGGGTCATCCTGATGGACCTACTGTTAATCTTGATAGAGTTTCTCATAAAATTATTTCACTTAAGGAAAGTGGAAACAACTTCATTGGTAAGGCAAAGATCCTTTCCACACCAATGGGAAATATTGCAAAGTCTCTTATTGGTGAGGGAGTTAAACTTGGTGTCTCTTCTAGAGGTATTGGTTCACTTAAGCAATCAAGAGATGGTGTAAATATTGTTGGTGACGACTTCATGTTGGCAACAGCCGCTGATATTGTTGCTGATCCTTCTGCTCCTGATGCTTTCGTCGAAGGTATCATGGAAGGTAAAGATTGGGTATTCGATGGAGGTATCCTTCGTGAAAAGTATGTTGAGAAAACATATAAGCAAATTAATACACTTGTCACACAAAAACAATTGGATGAACAGAAACTTAATCTGTTTAACGATTTTTTAAACAATCTGTGATAAGAATAACAAATTATAAATAAATATAGATTATACATAGGTTAATCGGAGTAAGTTCAAATGTCTCGTGGAGATTTACAAGAAATGGAGCAATCTAAGACTGCTGTGAATGCGAACGCAAAACCTGCTGAGGGTATGCCGAAGCTTTCAAATCCAGGCGAAGGTCTGTCTACTTCATACGAAGATCTTGGTGGTCCTACCCCTGAGAACTACAGTCCTACTAACGATTCTGCAAAGCTCAAAGAGCCTAAGATCGCTACTGTAAAGGATGTAGTTAATTCTAAAGCTGTAAAAGCTGACGCAATGAAGAGTATGGCCAAAGAAGAAATCGAATCAGAAGAAGAGGTTCTTGAAGAGGACCAAGTCACTACTGATGAGGTTGTTGCTGAAGTTGAAGAGTATGACATCGATGAAGATGTTAATGCCCTCCTCGGTGGCGAAGAACTTTCCGAAGAGTTTAGAGAAAAAGCCAAAACAATTTTTGAAGCGGCTTTGACTTCTAAAGTCAAAGAAATCCAGGAAACCCTGGAAACACAATACGCAGAAGCACTTGCTGAAGAAGCACAAGCTCAAAAGGCCGAACTTCAAGAGCGTGTTGATTCCTATCTTGAGTACGTTGCTCAAGAATGGATGTCTGAGAACCAACTCGCTATCGAGCATGGTTTGAAGACTGAAATGACCGAATCATTCCTTGGTGGAATGAAGAGTCTTTTTGAAGAACATTATGTAACTATTCCTGAAGATAAATATGATGTGCTTGAGAGCATGGTAGAAAAACTTGATGATATGGAGACAAAACTCAACGAGCAGATTGAGAAGAACATCTCCCTTAACGGCCGTCTCGCAGAGTCGGTTGCCGATGGAATCCTTGATTCCGTTTCAGAGGGTCTTGCATCAACTCAGAAAGAGAAGCTCGCTTCACTTGCCGAAAGTGTTGAGTTTGAAAGTGAAGAAGAGTATCGTGAAAAGCTGGAGACTCTGAAGGAGTCGTACTTCTCCAGAACAGCTACAGCAAAATCAGAAGCCCCACAAACAATTTCTGAAGGAGTTGATTCAACTCCAGCACCCACTGGTTCAACCATGGATGCTTATCTCAGAACGTTGGGTGCATTCAAAAAGTGAATTTAATATTAATTCAAACAAAGCAAACTATTAGGTAAAAGCAAATGTTTCAATCCGAACATCTGCAGGAAAAGTGGAGTCCACTTCTCGATTATGAGGGTCTTGATCCAATCAAAGACGCCCATCGTAGAAGCGTAACTGCAGTCCTGCTCGAAAACCAAGAGAAATTCCTCCGTGAGGAGCAAGCATTCAGTCAGGGTATCAACCTGATGGAATCCCCCACTAACTCTGCAGGTAGTAATCCTGCTGGTTTTAGTGGTTCCGCAACCGCAGCAGGTCCTGTTGCTGGTTTCGACCCCGTTCTGATCTCCTTGATCAGACGTTCAATGCCTAACCTGGTCGCATATGACCTGGCTGGTGTTCAACCAATGAATGGTCCTACTGGACTCATCTTTGCAATGCGTTCCCGCTACTCTGAGAGAGGTCAGGGTCAAGCTGGTTCAGAAGCATTGTTCAACGAAGCCGATACTGCCTATTCAGGTCAGGATGCTGGTTTCGATCTGACCGGTGGTATGACCGACGTTCGTGCTGGTCTTGGTACCACCGCTCAGTCCGGTTCTAACCCTGCTGTTCTTAACCCTGTTGGTACTGCCAACTCTGAGGGTTATGTCGTCGGTCAGGGTATGCAGACAGGTGATGCTGAAGCCCTTGATGGGGATGCAGCTAACGCCTTCAACCAGATGGCCTTCTCGATTGAGAAAGTCACCGTTACTGCTAAGTCTAGAGCACTGAAGGCTGAGTACAGTCTTGAGCTTGCACAAGACCTTAAGGCAATTCACGGTCTTAACGCTGAAGCAGAACTTGCTAACATCCTCTCTACTGAAATCCTTGCGGAAATCAACAGAGAAGTCATCAGAACAATCTACAAGATTGCTGAGCAAGGTGCTGTTTCTAACACCGCAACTGCTGGTGTGTTTGACCTGGACATCGACTCTAATGGTCGTTGGTCTGTTGAGAAGTTCAAAGGACTTCTGTTCCAAATCGAAAGAGATGCCAACGCGATTGCACAACGCACTCGTAGAGGGAAGGGCAACATGGTTCTGTGTTCCGCAGACGTTGCTTCCGCTCTGACCATGGCTGGTATCCTTGATTATACCCCTGCATTGAATGCAAACCTGAATGTCGATGACACGGGTAACACATTCGCTGGTACAATCAACGGTAAGTTCCGCGTATACATCGATCCCTATTCTGCTAACCTTACCTCCGGTAATGCCGCAGGTGGTAACCAGTATTACGTCGTTGGTTATAAGGGTACTTCACCTTATGACGCAGGTCTGTTCTACTGTCCTTACGTTCCTCTTCAAATGGTTCGCGCCGTTGGTGAGAACAGCTTCCAGCCCAAAATCGGCTTTAAGACGCGTTATGGTATGGTTGCAAACCCATTTGCAGAAGGTACTACAGTCGGTCTTGGACGCCTCCGCGTCAACAGCAACCGCTACTACAGAAGAGTTGCAGTCAAAAATCTTATGTGAGTCACTGCCCTACGGGGCATCACATTCACAAGAGACCTTCGGGTCTCTTTTTTTATGCTCACACATAAATAGTTGAAAACAAATATACTAGTGGCTAATAATACATCTGGTGTAAGGATCGCTCAAAACAGTGGTCAACCCACTAACAGAAACTTTCTAACTCCATCTGGATTTACTTTTCAGGTTCAAAGGGCACCTAAGGTTACCTATTACGGTAATCTAATAACACTTCCTGGATTAGATTTACCATTTGTTGTTCAGAATACTTATCTCAAAGAAGTTCCATATCCTGGTGATGTTCTTGGATTTGAAGACCTAAGATTAAGATTCTTGGTAGATTCAAATCTTGAGAACTATATGGAGATGCAGAACTGGTTGAGAGGGTTAGGTTTCCCAGAAAGTCTTCAAGAAATTTATGATTTTCAAGATGAAGAAACACCCTACAACAGAGGACAACCAGAAAAAAGTCAGTTGAACTTATATTCAGATGGTACTCTGACCATACTTGATCAACTGAACAATCCTAAATTCAAAGTCGTATTTAATGACTTGTTTCCAATATCATTAACAACCTTGACCTTTGATGCCACTTTAACAAGTGAACAATTCTTTACGGCAGAGGTGGTTTTCAAGTATACTATATACGAAATACGTGAAATTGATTGTAGTCAATGCTAGTTGATCTTGAAACAATTCAGAAGATGTGGGAAACAGATTCTAAAATGGACATTGATAATCTCCATACAGACTCTTTAAATATCCCTATTCTTCACGGAAAATACCATGAACTTTATAATAATATTCTCCTTCTGAGAAAAAAGGCAGAACAACAAAGAAAGAATATCCGACATGAGAGATATGAATATTTTAGTGGGAAAGCAGACCCTGAGGTCTATATTGAAAATCCATTTCCCAAAAAAATTAGAGATAAAGACACTATGCAAAAGTATATGGACGCAGATACAAAACTCTCAGGAGTTTCGTTGAAGATAGAGTACTATGACGTGATGTTACAGTATCTGGATAGTATTCTCAAACAGATTACACAAAGAAATTATCAAATTAAGAACGCCATAGATTTTATGCGCTTCAGTTCAGGAATGGGATAGTGAAATAAATAGACATAACTGATTTTTATGTTATGTCTCACTTGACAATTGAAAAAATAAATGAGGTATATCTAAAAATCACCACCGAACCACACGTTGAGCATGAGTTAAAAGATAGATTTACGTTCGAAGTCCCTGGGGCTAAGTTTATGCCTCAATACAGAAGTAAGTATTGGGATGGACACGTTCACCTTTTTAGTCTGAAGACTAAAAGAATATATTGTGGGTTATTAGATAAGATTATTGCATTCTGTGAGAATGCGGGATACACCTATAACTTCAATGAAAACAAGTTCTATGGAATGCCTTTTGAGGTAAATGAATTTGTAAATAAGGAAGGTGTAAAGGATTATATGAAATCCTTATCACCAGAAATTACACCTAGGGATTATCAGATTGATGGTGTCTATGATGCATTGAGATACAATAGAAAGTTATTGATTAGCCCAACTGGTTCAGGTAAGTCATTTATGATTTACTCAGTTGTACGCTACCATGTGAGAATGGGTAGAAAGATTTTACTAGTTGTGCCAACTACCTCACTGGTTGAGCAAATGTATAAAGATTTCTCTTCCTACGGATGGGATGCAGAAAACCATTGTCACAGAATCTATGCTGGTCGTGAAAGAGTCAATACAAATGAAGTAACTATCACTACATGGCAGTCTGTCTATCAGTTAGATAAGAAGTTCTTTGAGGAATATGATGTAGTGATTGGTGATGAGGCACATTTGTTCAAAAGTAAGTCACTAGTAAGTCTTATGGACAAACTTGCTGATGCCAAGTATAGATATGGATTCACTGGAACATTAGATGGGTCACAGACCCATAAGTGGGTGTTAGAGGGGTTGTTTGGCCCATCATATAAAGTCACTCAAACAAAGAAACTACAGGACGAAGGTTATCTTGCGACTCTTGATATTCAGTGTCTTGTTTTGAAGTATAAACCAAAGAAGTTTGATACTTATGAAGATGAGATTCAACACTTAATTGGTCATGAAAATAGAAACAAATTCATAACAAATCTTACTGTTGATTTGAAAGGTAATACTCTTCTTCTGTACGCAAGAGTAGAGAAACATGGTGCTATACTTTATGACTTGATAAATAAAAAAGTAACAAGTGACAGAAAGGTCTTCTTTATTCACGGTGGTGTTGATGCCGAGGATAGAGAACAAGTAAGAGAAATTACTGAAAGAGAAAATGGTGCTATCATCGTTGCATCATATGGAACATTCAGTACTGGTATCAATATTAAAAAACTTCATAATGTAATATTTGCCTCTCCATCCAAATCAAGAATCCGTAATCTTCAAAGTATTGGTAGAGTCCTAAGAAAAGGCAAAGATAAGACTAAAGCAAAACTATATGATATTGCAGACGACTTCACAATAGGGTCAAGAAAAAACTACACCTTGAATCATTTCATTG